GCTATTGCTTGCTACACCAGAACCGCCGCCTCCTGGAGTGACCGCCGCATTCCCCGTAGTATTGATACCAGCGCCAGAGACGGAACCACCTAATTTTGATGCAGCCCCAAATCCACCGCGACAGCCATTCGTTTGAATAATGCAATCACCACCACATTGACCATAATCATAATCGATCAATGTCGCGGCTGCTGACAGTGTGTAGCTGGTACGAGTGGGAGTCATGCCATAAATGGCAGGAATAGATGTTGATGACACTAATACCAATCCCCCGTTACCGCCCAAAACTGTCGCATATGTCCCGAAAGAAGTATTGCCGCCAGCAATACCAGCGGCGTTTGTTACTGAAGAACCGCCGGACCCAATAGTTACGGTTACTGGCGTAGCCAATGCAGAAATAGGGATTAAAAATTTCAAATAACTGCCGCTACATCCGCCACCACCACCGGAATAAAACCCTGAACCATTAAGTGCACCACTCGCCCCTGATCCGCCGCCTGCAATCATTTCAACTAATGCCAGTCGTGTTCCTGGTGTTGGTGTGTACGCGCTCGACGCCGCAAAAGTCTGTACGTTCAGCAATCTGCCTATCAGCGTCCCATCGCTTGAACCAAGGTTTGTTAGAGCCGCCGCCTGAGCTACCGCACCAGCCGCTTTGATTTCAGAAAAATTATTTGCCCTTTGCAAAAATAACGTCTGAATCGCCGCCAATACCTGCGCGTCATTGGTCGGATCGAGCGTTAACCCTCCCGTCTGCACAATATTGATGAGCTCTCGCTGCACGGTATTGAACCACCCGGCATCAAGAATGGTGGGAGAGATACCGCTGGCCACACTGCCATCGGTAAACTCCCCGGCGGCAGTAGCGGTATTGGTGATATTGCCAATTTTTTGCATAAATCAGTCCTCGTCAATAAAGACGCTTATTAAAAATAAGGTTGTGGAATTACCCGGCGTAGCCGAATTTTACGATGGTGTGGGATGGCGCCAGCGCTGATAACCGGCATTCAAGTTGTTTATTGCCCCATGAACGCAGTGGGTCGCTGCAATAACTCAGGCCGCATTGCGCATAGGAAATTGTTGTGGTCGGCGCATTGACCAGCCAGGTAAAGGGGTAATCATTGCCGTTGAGCGCATCGCCGCAGACAGACATGCCGGCGCAGGCTTGCCGATAAACACTGATCGTGACGGTATAGCCCAGCGAGGCGGCCACACAGATAAAATAGGCTATAGATTGACCGCCGGTGCTGAAGAGTTTTGACGTAACCGCCTTTTGCCGCAGCGCAATGCTGTCCGTTTCTCCGATAGCGCAATCATCCGGCAGAGCTAGCGTGTTCTCCCACTCGCTAAGCAAAATGGTGGCGGTGGCCGGGAACGCGCCAACCAGTAATGCCTGTGCCGCGTCATCGCTTTGCTGATAGCTGTTGGCCAGTGCGCTCATTACGGCTGTCTGCACCGCGTCGGAACTCTTGGGCCACACTGCCCCCACCGGCATTAATGACTGAAACGCGCCGGTATAATCATCAACGGTGAATTTACTCATAAGTAAGTTACCGTGCCCCGCACCGGCAATCCGCCGGTCGCCATGGTGATATTGGCCGTCGGCGATGTCAGGATAAAACCGTCGGCGCCATCAATATCCGCAATGGCCGCCATTAGATCCGAAAGATAAATTGTGCCGCCAGGTGCACCCTCGGTGAAGAAAACATTATCGATCGCAGTGGCAATCGCTGCCGTGGTGGTAGCATCGGCATTGGTGAGGCCGCTGATGTCGAAATTTACCGGGGTGGCAATAGGGGAACAAACATACACCAGAGCGGTGACCGGTTGCAGCGGGTAGATATTATCTGCGACCCGCAACTGATCGCCCGTGGCCCTGACGGCGCCCCAGGTTTCCAGCGAAGAAATGCCATTTGTCCCAACGGGAAAACCGTGATTAGTGGTATCGCCGCCATCGCACATGACATAGACTCCGACGGTACCCGCGCCCATCAGTCGGCGCACGACCCATACCCGCGTCACACCAGCAACAGCCAGTGCCCAGGACGCGTAATCGGCGTCGTTGCCGCCCTGCGGGGTATCCTGATAGGCCAACAGCATTCGTGAACGAAACGCCGCTTCGGATTCAATATCCGCCCCGCCGGTAATGGCCACCGTCGCCGTGGCCTGGCTGCTGACGCCTTCAATGGCGACATCGAGACTTAATAACGTACCGGCATCGGCATTGCCCGCTTCACCGCCGCCCGTGATATCGGTGGTAGGGTCGGGAAGGATCGCGGTAATGGATCCGATGGCCGTTCCAGCTGAACCGAGGGTAATACCGTTATCCAGGGTATATTGGTATCCGTCGCTGCGATTTAGCACAGCGGCCGTCGGTAGGACCGCCCCTGCGGCGCCGGTAAAGGCGACCGTCGGACAACGCGCGGCATAAGCCGTTTTTTGCGTTACATTTTTCAGCGCCGCCCAGGCGGCCAGATATTCATCCGTCGCGGTATAGGGGGTAGCTTGCTGCGCAATCCAGTCAAGATAACCGTAATGCAAATACGTTAATCCCGCGTCGGCATCCCCCAGAACGCCCAAATTGGAAAACCGCAGCAAGGCGCCGATGTTTTTTAATTCCGACTGAATAAACGCCGCATTTCGCTGGCGTAATTCGGTCAATGTCGGTCGATTGAATGGCATATATTACTCCCAGGCCCAGGAATATTTGAACGACGACGAATCTCCGTTCGGTTTAAAGAAAACAAGCTGCATATACAGCCGGTTCGGATAGACGATCTGGGTCGCAGTCTGGATGCTGCTGACCACGCCGTCATTGATCAGCCACTGCAAGGCCTCGGTGGCATAATCTTCCGCTTTGCCCGCAATGGCCGCGGTCAACTTCTGGCGGTTCAACAGCCACAAGCGTGAACCTATTTGATAATCCGAGCCGGTATCACCCCACCAGCCTCGGCGATCATTGCCGTCGTAATCATCGTCATTTCGGGCCAACCGATCGGTAAAGAGGCTGATCAAAATAGCCGTCTCCAAATCATTACCGCTGATTAAATCGCCCAACCCGGGCTGCCAATCGCCTAACGATTGCCCGCCATTCCAGATCGTTGTGATATCGGTCATTGCACTTGCCCCCCAGGCGGTTGACTGGTAACCGTTGAACCGCCGGTTTGTACGTTTTGCACCTGGTGATTGTGCTGGTTATAAGCATCACGCAGATTTTTCAGCGTCGCGGTATTGCCGCCGTTGGCATTGTCGATAATGTCGCCGGACACCTTGAGCACCGGCGTATTCATCTGCACGCCGGTGGCGGCGTTGATGATCACGGTGGTCGCATTGTTAACCGTGACCGGTTGATTATTGGCATTGATGACGATACCGGACTGCATCAGTTTTATGGTTTGCCCCCATTGTGAGTACAGCAGGGTTTCGCCCGGATTTAACCCGGTAGGCCGATAACTCTGGTGATTTGAAGCAATGATCACCGCATTTGACCGATCCCCGCCCAAAAAGCCGATAATCACATCGGTACCGGCCGGTAGTCCTGAAGAAAAGCCGAATTCCGCCAACCGTACGGTATTGTCGCGGACTTCCATCGGCGTTTGGTATTGAATCATTTGCGTCACACCGGTATCCGTCATCGATGTCACCCGGCCAATGCCCAGCAACATTCTGACCTGCCGGTACAGCCGGGATAGCTGGCCGCTTACGTCTGTCATCCTGATATCTCCGGGGATTATTGATAAGACTGATAGGGTTTTACGATAAATGACTCAGGCGGCATCAGGACCATGTGGGCGGTAGTGCCTTGATCATTTTTGAGAAAAGCGACCTCTGACAGCAACCAGAGCGCATTTTGCAGTCCGAAAACCGGAATGGTGATGGGTATCAAGGTATTAGGGGCCCACAATTGATTGGCGCTATCGCGCCAGCTATCCACCGTCACCTGCAGTTTTTTTGAACGGCCATAACGCCGGTTCATTTCCCAGTTGAGGCAGTCCTGCGCTTTAGCTGGAACATTCATGGTGCTTTCCACTATCACGATATGATTGCGCGTACGCATGGTTGCCGCTTCCGGATCGGTCGCAGTGGCCAGTATCATTGAGCTATAGCCGGAATTTGGCGGCAGTTGAGTCGCGGAATTCACCGACAATGACACGCCGGTATAATGCGAAAAACGCTCATCCATGAATGATTCAAACTCGGCTTCCTGAATGTTGATCCCTTGAGCCACGCCGCTGGCCGCTTGCCGGGCGCCGACTCGGGTGAGATACAAACTGCCGTCCGGCAGGTCGTAATACAGCAACCCGGCCCAGCGACAGACGCGATCGATAATTTCCTGCGATGACTCCCCCCAATTGAGAGTAAATTGCGGAACGGTCGTCATTCCGGTGACATCTGAAGACACCGTAATCCCATAGGTCGCCGCCAGACGCTGAGCTAATTGTAATGCCGTCACGTTGCTGATGACGCTGTTGGGCCATATCGCCGAACAATCCACCAGATCCTCGCATTGGCCACGCCCGCTGGTCTGCACTTCATGGCGTGAACTCGCAATCTTCGGCATCCATCTATCGATATAACCGGTTAACACCACATCGGCGCCAATCTTGACCACACAGGGATCGCCAGGCGTCACCAATTGTTGTTCATCGCTGCCGGGATAATAGTCCATGAGCGACAAATCAAAATCACTGGGCAATTTCTCGATACTGCGTGTCACGCGCAACTGGTCCCAGCCGGTGATGATTTTGTTGTTAATGGTAAGGGTCAGTTCGTCGCTCATGAGGACAGCGCCTTGAAGGTGGATGGCATAAATGCCGGGTGAACCGGATCGGCCATTTTGACTAGCGCTTCGGCGCGGGCGGCATCCTGATACAAACGATTGGCCAGATATAAAGCGGGCAGCGCAGTATTAAAACTGACGGTTTTTATGGGCGCTAAATTTGCGCCCGCGTTTTGCAAGGTGGCAACCACGGTTTCACGCAACACCTGCAATTCACCATAAACTTCGTCATAACCCGCATCGGCAATGGTCCTTGTCACAGTATCAATAACCGTGATCACCCGTGTCAGCACGTTCATCGCATCATCGTAACTGGATGGCGTATATTGCGCGGCGACATTGGCCATGGCGCCGGCGGCCAGCGTAATAAAATAATATTGAGCGGCGGCGGTAATCTCACTGTCGCTGATATCAGGACGGTAGGTGGTATCGCTGAAACCGGCGAGCGTTTCCCATACCAGGATTAAATCGCTTTGGCTCGGTATACTGTTATTGATAGCACTCACCGCCGCCTGAACATTATCCGAAAAATCCGCCACAGAGGTCGAAGCCAGTAGCGTCACTGTCGCCGTATCAATCGTGGCGCGGTTTTCAACCGATGCAGCGATTTTCTGGGCTACCAGAGCCTCATAGTCCGTCGTGTCGGCCGTATTGCTGATGCTGCCATCAGTACTGGAGACGCTACCGGAGACACTGCCGCCGACAGTGCCATCGTTATAGCGGCCATAACGGGTACTGCCAAAGGTGGATTTAAGCGTATTGCTTAAATTCGTCGCCTGGTCAGCAACATTGTCCACCATTGCGGTCCAAAACCCGCCATTGCCGTTCAGAATTCTAAGCGCCTGGGTGACGGTTCGTAGATCCCCGCTGACTTCAGAAATAAACGTGGCGGCGGTTTTGGCCGCCAGCGAAAGCCAGGAGGTATTAACTGTTGAAACGGCGCTGACACTACTGGTAATGGCGAATACTTTCAGTCCCGACTCAATGACAGTCAGGGTAAATTCAAATACGCGCCCGGCGATGCTCTCGCTTATTTGCAAGCCGCCATCGGGTATGCTGACCGTCAGCTCGCCGAGCGTTGGATGAACCAATGTTCCGGGGCCAAGGGTTTCACATGCCGCCACCAGCAAATCCCGTTGCGTCATCACATCCGAAGCGCTATACAACAGGCTGTCTTGCACGATAAAGCCGTGCAGCGTTAATTTTCGAACAGAACGGCCAATATCCTCAATCATCGCAGTATCACGATAGGGATATTCATGAACCGCCTGGCGCCGGCCAAAGGTTCCCTCGCCTGTTTCAACGGCAAAAGGCACGCCGCGAAATGAAGCCGGGTGGAGATGTTCAGACCAGTTCCAACTTTCGCTGGAACCGCCCAGGATAACGGATAATTTTTGACTTAATATGGACATAGTTTACCCCATAGCAGCGATAATCCGCCTGCGGGTTAAAAATTGTATTGCGCGAGTATCTTGGTGATATTTCTATAACGGAAGCTGCAAAAGCGTTGGGCGGCATTCGTGAATCCGAGAGCTTCCTCACAACCGATCGGTGCTAAATGTTTGCGGACGATTTAAGCATAGGACATTGCGGCAGTCACTTTTGGACCGGTGGCTGTGATAACGTTTCGTTTACCTGTTTGGCTATTGATTAGGGTAAGTTCAATTTGCATTGAGTTATTATTCATGGCAGTAATATCAGTTTTGCCCGTTGATGAGTCAGGAGAATTTAAAGCGCTTCCTAATTTTGGCGCGTTAATATTAGCTGGTTCCTTAATCGGAGTTGGCCTCTTGACAGATTTTTTTCTATGCGTAGAAGCCTCTTCTGATGTTTTTTTTGCATACCAAGGCCTATCACCAACTGGCCAATAATTTGTTAATCTTTGCTTCGCTGCCTTCTCATAATTCAGTGTTTCTTGGCTTAATGGCTCAGCTTTCTTGTCATTCCTTTTTTTGTACCTAGAAGCCCCGGCATTATAAGCCGCGAAGGCCTGGGGGACATTACCATGGAAAGTTTTCAAATTATCTGAAAGTTTCTGTGCAGCGGCGTCCGCTGATTTATAAAAATCCATTCTATCTGCTTGAGTAATTAAATTATATTCCTTTCCTGAACTCGGCATAAATTGAAAAGGCCCTTCCGCTCCTGCGGGAGAACGCAGGTAGATTCCTCTAGACGACTCTAAAAGATAATCGAGATCCATGCTACCCGGCGGTAAAATATATTGTGTATCTAAATGCGCCAGATATTGAGCCCTACGAGCTTTTTCGTCTGATGGAATATAGACTGCTCTTTGCTTTTCCCCACTAACCTTTTTTGTATTTTGTGCAAGCTGTACGACGTTATAGGACTCGTTCT